GTCGGAGCAAGAGTAAAACATTACAACTCAAGAAGGGAAATTCCACAGCGCGTCAGCACTGCTTAAAACCTATAGTTCTTTGTAATGCCAACTCTCCATAATGGAAAATGTTCCGTAATCCTCCCACCTAACCGGTGAGAAGTCCATTCACTGCACAAATGGATTTATCCTGCTCGTAAAGCAGTAGTACAACACGTTTAACGTCCTCTGTACTTGAAGACAAGTGGTCTCTTATATTTAAAGTGCTAGAAACCAAAGCACTTGTGGTGGTATTTAACCACCCGGTTCCGGATCACTGTATATATACACAGTGGGAACGAACAGATACATGAAAAACGTGAAATCTGTCCCAGCCGAAACATAATACTCACCCCCAGCAAATTTACTGTTAACACCAGAGGGGAGGGGTTGAGTGGTGATCTTATAAACCAGATTGTCATAGGCAGATCCATCAACAGTCAACCCAAGGGTGTGAGTCTTAGGGTTACACGACATCATTCTATGTCGCGAATACATTGGAGCCTGAACACGGCACCCCGTCTGGGTGTTTTGGTTCATAAGTTGCATACCCGATAAACCGGGGTTACCAATGGCAAATGGATAAAGAGCAGATCCTTTCAGCTGGGAATGGCCGTCACTAATGCCACCAACTCCAACAAATCCACCCAAGGTCCGGGAACCAGCATCTCGAATAATTTTAATGGAGCTCACTGGATACGTGTTGACAAGGTTGACCGACCAATTGATCGATCCCCTATAGCCAACATAACAAGGAGCCATCCAATTTAAATGTGTGTTAAACACATAATTATACTTTTCAGCAACATTGGTGGTCTGAATTCCATTCGGATCTTCACCGGAAAAGAGTGGAAACCGCGGCCACCGATAATTAGTGACATTTAATACATTCGAATCGTCGAACGCAAGCGGTAACCAATATGACATCTGGTCACGCCTAAGAAACTGACGAATAGACACAATGCTTTCTCCCATAGTGACCATCGTCATAGGGTCTCCAGCATCATCAGTCTCAGCCATAGTGGCAGAGAAGTTATTATTACCTGTCGCGAGATTAAAAGAGCCCGCGACATCACCACTCTGCAGAGCAGGATTATAAAACTTCAAATCCTGATCAACATTCCGAGGCATAGAGTACTTGAAGTTCTCGGCAGCCCTCACTGAAATGGCAATCCCGACTGTCGCAGAGGAGGTAGGGGCCGTAAGGGGGTTGAGAACACTCAGGCGCAAAGCCCCATTATCATAGTCCGAAATAGGACCAAGATTAATGGCGGTGGACATATTACTCGTGGTGAGGTCAGACTGAGTCCATAGCCACGGAGCAGATTGCATGTACGGAATACGCACTTCAAAATCCGTGTCTTCAGAGATATCCACGATCTTCACCAAATTAACGGTGTCAGAATTCAACTGTGGAATACCAGAAGGGTCCCACGCAATGCGCAGACGACCACGGTGGTACTGAGTGCAAATGACTTGGAAACGAAGGATAATGTCTCCACGCCACGCCTCAAAGAACTGACTCAAATGCAGCACCGGTGTCATGTACAACACAGTACCACCAACAATTCTCTTCAAATTGGGACTAACACGAGCCGACCAGATCAAAGAACCAGTCGAATCGGAAGAGAGCCAATCAGCAGTCATCAAATAAGATTCTCGTTGAACAATAGAACTGATAGTCATTTCATCATCACTACCCAAACCAACTGTGCGGGGGTCCACACAAAGTTCATTCTTCGGGTCAAGGGTCAATTTCTCGATAGGAGATGAAATCTCCGATGAGGCAAAACCATGAAATGGCACATCCTTCACCGGATCAACTGGCTTCAAAACCGGAGGGTTCGACCAACCAAAGAAGGCGGCAACACTTGAAGCTGCATTAGCAACAACAGACGTGGCCTTCATATAGGGACCAATGTATGGTACACTGGCTAGAGATCCAGCCGCTTGCGCGACTGCACTCGCAGTCAGTGAAATCACACCCTTCCCATATTCATCTTTCGCGCCGGAGTTCGATTTAGCGATAGCTGGCATTTTCTTCTTCTTATTACCAGACTGTAGCTGAATTTCACCGAACAAATCCCCGGACTGCAAAGCTACCTGAGCAGTGGGGGCCGTGACCTTAACATTAGTGGCCCACGCATAAATACTGATTTCAACAGCTCCTCCCACAACTCCATTGGAGTTCTGAAGGACATTCGGGCTTCGTAGATAAATATCACCCATTGCCGCAAATTCTGCTTTATCAGTGGCATCAAGCCACGTATTATAGTGAACAAAGGGGAGTTCCATATCACCACCAGTACTCGATTGAGGGTAGAACCAAATATGGGGCGCCTGAGATAAGGGCACCAATTCGACGTCCGTCGTGTCGAAATTGATTCTGTCCTGAGTAAAAGTAGAGAGAGGAATATAGGACATCAACCCCAAACCGTAATAAAACGGCGAGGCATTAATGACAAGTTTAAGGTGCAAATTGCACCGAATCAAGCCATAGTTATCCAATTTCTTCTTAATAAAAGCATCATTAAAGAAATCTTCCCAGGGTTTAAAGGTTTGAGTAAGTCTCGTGCCTTCAGCCCAGGAGTAATTCCGAATATTCACAGGCCGACCTAGGAAATCACCAAGATCAGTCTGATCAGTGCAACCATCGTCATAGGTCGCATCAGAAACGGCACTATACAATTCTTCATTTGGAACTTCGACATCCGCAAATTGTACAGTTTGTTGATTCACGGTATTCAATGAACCAGAGGAGGTGGCATTAGAGTCGCCAGACTGTGAAGTTAAAGTTGACATACGTGTTAGGACTAGTCAAACCTGTTTGGGGGACACGAGACCGGCGCGCCCAAACAACTGAACTCTCTTCCCGACTTATGAAATGCGGTAATGAGGTGGACTTTCACCAAGACAACATTCTCTACATGTGCAGTATAGGTACTACCTTCTCTACACACTAAAAATGAAATCTCACAGTTGCCAGCAGGATTTTTGTATTAACTCCACATCAAGCAGTTTGAAACTGCTCAATGAGGTACGTGCGCGATGGAAATGTGCTTGAAGTCACATAATAATCGAGATCTAGAGCCTCTATAATCTCGCTTCGAATTCGACAAAATTTCTCGAATTGAGCGTGACCGTGAAAGGAGTATTCTCGATGAGCTGAGGACAAAATCGCCACACACTGTTCTTCTTCAGTGATTGTGGGAGATTGAACCCATACCATCAACGACTTTTCAATCGATTTAAGATCCAATGGTGCGACCCACGCCGCATAATCATCATCCCAGACCCAGCGTCTCTTGAGGAAATCCACATCGGATATATCCACAAAAGGAATACTCTCAGAGTCCTTGTCAGGCATAGTATAATCAATACCCAACTCACCCAAACTGGATGAAATACTGGTATGATGAAACCAGGAAATGGCTTTGGAAACACCCATCACATTGTCGTCACCATAAGTCATGAGGGAAACATTCTTTTTGAAAGAACGCACCTCACGCTTTGGGTTAACAGTGTAATAAGCGTAACGCATGTACAAACTGTTCGCCAGACAGTTTATAATGACGGTCAGAGGATGTCCTGAGGGGTTGGACCCACAGAACTCCATTAAATCGCCATTGTAATCCACGAGTGGAAACGCAGTGTCACATGCAATGCATTCAATCACTCGCAGATCTTCTTCGTCAAAATTACCAGATGCTCGAGCACATTCTGAAATTATCCAGAACGCGGCTCTGATCATCTCGGGCGGCATAGTTTTGTCGAAGGCTCGGTAGTCACCAGCAACCATCCTGTCTCGACCATGAAATGTGAGGTAGTCATAAAGACCACCCCACTCACGGGATTGTGCAACAGTCCCAGGTGCAGCTTCAAAAGCAAACCTGTTGTTTTGCATCAATCGGATAAA